CCTGGCTTATGGGTTCTGCCGAGTCTCCGAGTTCCTGCTTGACAGGGACGGAGACTTCCATGTTAGGTTTGTAGACCATAACATAATTATCCCCATAGGATGGAGTGTTGCCGTAGATTATCAGCTTGACACCGGGCATAACCGGGACCAGATAGTCGGAATAGTTGCTATTGCCCGTAATCCCATACATCAATGTCGAGGATGAAGGAGTCGTGCTATTGTAAAGGGCAATCACGCACCCTCCCGTTGACATTCTCGCCTTGCATCGGATGTGGGTATAACCGTCATTCGTAATACGGATTATCCTGTTGGTCGAACCTCCACCTATATCTCCACCTGGAGAGACATATCCAGTCTCGGCAGCACTTGAGGATAAGTCGATGCCGCTGGCAGGAACTTCGGAATAGACATATTTCTGGAAATATCGCTCACTATCCCTGTGAATGTCGGAACAAATCGCATAGTATCCGTCCTCTATGGCATTGAAGTAGGAATATTGTGTTTTATTAGCAGCTATGTTCACGACCGGGGTATACGAACTCCCGGAGGCATCCGTCTTGGATATGACCGCTACACTTGTACCCGTTGCCTGGACGATTATCGCATCTCCCTTTTTGAGAAATATCGGGGAAGATGTCGCCCATGTACTGCCTGCGGTCAGAACACCGGAAGTGTTTATGTAGTACTCATCGTGTCCCCAGGTCGGTGTAAACGGGACGAATCGCCCTGTGAACTTCGCATCGACGGCCTCGATTGCGGCCTGCACGGTTGCTGCTCCCAATTCCGTGACGGTATCGTCATAACCTATACCGCTTGCCCTTTTAAGGCCACCAACGACGGCTGCATAGACCGAAGGAGCTGCATCTGACGTGTTGTGACGGATAAAGACAATGACTTCCTTGTCTTCCGATGGCGTATATGTATATGTCTGGATTGCACCTTGTCCTGCGGAGATTGCGGGCACAAGCACCGTCAAGTTCGTCGCACCAGTATCTTCCGCTATGATGGCCGCACCGGAGCCTTGTGTTTTCACCACTATCTCCTGCCCTGCCTTAAGAGGGAAGGCTTTACGTCCCCAATAGGTGCTATTCGTCAACACTCCTGTCGGTGAACAGTATTTACCCCAGGTCCAGGTCGTGTCATCAAAAGCGATGGAGGATTCGTCAATTCCGTAGCCATTGACATCTTCGTCCAACTGCTTGATTTTGTCATCCAGCACCTTGCCCTGCGGAGCCGCAAGAGCCACCGTGGAATCGTCTGTCGTGAGGTTGTTTGCAAGGGTGAACGGATAATCCACACTTGAGCCGGGGTTGCCCTGGTCTCCCTTCGGGCCTTGTGGTCCTTGCGGACCGGTAGCTCCCGTTGCACCAGTATCGCCCTTCGGCCCTTGAGGTCCAGTCGCTCCAGTCGCTCCGGCAGGCCCGGTTGCACCGGTCGCTCCCGTGTCGCCTTTTGCTCCTGTCTCGCCAGTTGCCCCCTTCAAGTTGTGGAAGGCGAAATTGAACACCTTTGCGGTGTCCGGGCCGCTGGTCGATACGGTCACGGAAGGCGTTCCGACATTGGCATCGACGGATGCCGTGGGTGTGCCGAAGCCTGCGGACGTACCGTCTGCTCCGGCAGGGCCAGTCGCTCCCGTATCTCCGGTGTCTCCCTTTGGACCTTGAGGCCCAGTCGCACCCTTGAGGTTATGGAAGGCCAGGGACAACGTGCTGCCGGATACACTCCCCGTTGCCGAGGGTGTCCCGGTGTTATTGTCTACGGTGACGTTGACGGTATCGATGTCCGTCCCCCCTGCTATCGGAACGGTGGCAGTTGTCCAGCCGTTGTTCGTGCAGGTGAGGACGATGAGTTCGGTCGTGGTGGGATCGATGCAGGCGAACTTATACGTCCTATCTGCCCAGTCGTCCTCGACCAGTTCGCAGATGTTGTTCGCCCATAGCACACGGACAATCTTCTCGTCCTCGACCGCAGCATGGATTGCTGCCGGAGTATCAGTACCGTACTGCGCCCACATCACGTCCTTTGCATCTTCCGGGGACGGAGGGACATAGCCGAGTGCGGTGTTGATGCTTGACCTTGTCACTGTGGCATCCGTTCCGGCAGGACCTTGAGGACCTTGCGGTCCGGTCTCACCCTGCTGGCCGTTGCGGATAGTCACGTCGGTGGCCACACCGTTGGAGCGGGTAATGCGGACGATATTGGCAGCACCGCTGCCGGAAGGCGAGGCGATCTGCTCCACGTCGGTGATGCTGATACCATCGGCACCTGCTGCACCCGTGTCACCCTTCACTCCCTGCGGTCCGGTCGCACCTTGAGGGCCTGCACCACCGTTGCGGACAACGAAGGACTTGGACGTTCCGTCACTCAACGTGATGGTCACGACGTTCTGCCCGTAGGCTTCCTCCGATGTAGAGGTCTGCCGGATGTCGGTGATGCCGACTCCGTCCTCTCCGTTTGTTCCGGCTGGGCCACGTTCTCCCTGGATGCCCTGCGGCCCGACAGGACCGAGCGGCCCCTGTGCGCCAGTTGCTCCGGTAGGCCCCTGGAGTCCACGTTCTCCCGTGTCACCCTTGTCGCCCTTCTCTCCCTGCGGTCCGGCTGGGCCAACCTCTCCCTTCAATCCGGAGAAGGACAACTCAAGGGTGTACGTCTCGTCATCCATGCGTGCCGTGCCGGAAGGCGTACCGCTCGTCCCGTCCACGGTCACGGTGATGTGATAGATGCCGTCCTGCTTCTGGACGTTGATGGTGTTCACCACGTCCTTGAGGCAGTCCTGCAAGATTTGCCCGGTGATCGCCTGCACACCGTTTTCGTAAACGGCCGCTTCGATCCTCGATATAAGTGCGGAAAAATCTACCATTTTGCTATATGATTTTTATCTCTTGTTCGTAGTCGTAATCCTCCTCGCAGCTTCCGTCATTCGCTGCCACCTCGATGCGGATGGTGGCATAAACCCCGGCACACTCGTCTGCGAAGCGGTAGTCGAATGGCGTGTAGGCCACGTCCGTGATGTCGTACACGCCAGCAGTATCGTAAAGGCCACGGATGACGTTGTCGAGGGTCTGCACACCGACACTCTGGATCTCGGTCTCGTTCTTTCGGTCAGCCGTAAGCCTATCAATGTAGAACACCGAGAACTGGTACACTATCGTGTCGCTGCCGACGGGACGGGTGTGCGTTCCCTGCACCCAGGCGAATGCCCCGTACTTTGCATCCGGGCAGTCGTTCAGCCGTCTCGCATCCTGCCGCACGATCATGTGGACGGAAGGCTGGGCGGCTGCGAGGCTCTCCATGAGCTTGATGGTGTCCAGGAGTGTCATCGTTGTATCCATTTGCCCCTTGCACCTCCGAGGAACAGGCCGCACGTTGCCGCACTATACAGGTTGGACTGGATGCGATGGCAGTCGTTCTTCGTCAGTTCGGGAAAGAGTTCACGGTTCTCCCAGAGGTATGCCTGCAAGTCCAGGGCGCAAGCATCGGCCTTGCCCTGGTAGTAGGCCCGCTGGTTGTCAATCTCGGCCTTCGTCGGAGGCTGCATCCCCTGGTCCTGGGACTTGACCAGGCCCATGTTGGCGAGCTTGAACGAGGTCTTGTAAATGACCTCGACGATGGCCGAATAAGCGAGGAAGTACTGGCACTCGTCGATGAGCTTGCGGTAGTTCTCGTTGCCTCCGAAGGACCACTCGAAGTCGTTGTTGAAGTCAAGGTTGAACGATGCCTTGAACTCGTTGTACTTGACGAGTGTCTTGCATTTCTCCAGCAGGGCGTGTCCGAGGATGCCCTTGAGCTTGATTTCCTGCGCTTCACGGATGGAAGGCATCAAATACTTCCCGGCCACGTTGTCCGAAAGGTTGGACACGGCCTTGACGAATGCCGAACTGGTCAGCAGTATCTCCCGATTTTCAAGTTCCTTGTTCATGGCCTATCGTATTACCTGGGTTGTGTCTCTCTCGATGCTGAACGGCTGGATGGCGATGCTGCCGGGCATTCCGAATATCTTGTCGAAGGAATCCACGATCAAGTCCTGCACGGGTTGGATTTGTGTCCTATTGAATAGCTTGAAGGCACTTTCGTACTCCTCGCTGCTGAAACCAAGAGACTCGGTCGGGATGCCGAAAAGGTTGGGATTGGCACGGAAGGCCGTGAATATCTGCTGGCGGCAATGGCTGGCGAGGGACTTGTACCGCTCACCGAAGTCGTCGGTGTCCAGCTTCTGGATGGTGGTCTCCACCTCCTTGCTATCGTTCCAGCTGGTCATTATGCGGCCTGCGTTGGCCTTGCCTGCGAACTTCTCGTTGATGTTGCGCTCTATCTCCTCCTTCATTTCGTCAGTTGGCGCACCGTTGTTGAAGTTGATGACGTAGCTGCCCATGAACGAATTATTGATGGCGTTGAGGTGGTATTCGTCTATGCTGCGCTCGATCTCGCACGCCTTCACCGCTGCCGCATACAGGGGAGCCGGATAAACTCCGTACTCCTGGCATTTGACGTAAAAGATACTCGTTTCGTTCCGTGATCCCTTGAACCATTTCGGATAACGGATGACCTTGTCGGCACGGACGTACTTGTCGTTCCAATGCTCGGAGTAGTAGTACACCTGCTCGTCCTCGTCGGTGCGTAGGTTGTCCAGGTCGATGGCGTAGATCTCCTTGACTGCCGTGCCGTCGTTGGACAGGATCACCTGGAAGGCGAAGCCTCCGAAAACGAAGGCGTTCCATGCGAGGCGTTTAACGATGTCCCTGGCGGTCTCTCCCCTGCGGTTCATGTTCTCCCCATAGGGACGGACGATGGAAGTTACGTCGTCACCCACCGTGAAATCCACGCAGCCGTTCACGACGGAACGGAGCGAGGTGACGTTGCGGTAGAGGTCCAGGAGATAATGCGGATAACCGTTGGCGGTCCCCCATTGGACGTACCCCTTGTCCCTCGTCCTGGACTCGTCCGGGGAGACGATGTTCGTCTCGACGTAAGGGTCGATGGCAGCGAAGCGGAAGACGTTATTCTTCCTCTGCTCGGTATTGCTCATAACTTATATTTTTGTCGTATATCTTTCGGTATTCCAGCTCGTCGGACATGACGGTCAGCACACCGCTGGCAAGTCTCTCGCCCCTTGAGGTCATCGTGTATTCCCACTCGCCCGGAGTGAGTGCCAGACCGTAGGGATTGAGGCTGGTGACGAAGTAGCCGGGGACGGATGTCCCGGATGCGGTGACAATCACGTCCTCCAGTCCGGTCGTGGAGTGCAGGTCGAGTGTCACGGACACCGCAGCCGATGTGGTCGGAATCGGGAACCAAACGGCCTGCATCTCGTCGGTATTTGTCAGGTAAATCACGTCAATCTTCTTTGATTGGAAATATACTTTGGGCCTATCTTGTAAAAGAAAAACCTCCACCCGAAGGCAGAGGCTTTTCATGGACTCATTATGGAAACTATTCACCGAGCAGTCCGGCAATGATGCTGCCGTCCACCTCATAGGGCCAGCTGGTGCTGGTGTCCTGGAGGGTGATGGAGTAACGGTTGCCGTCACCACGGGCGGTTCCGGTCTGGCCGTCACCTGCGGAGGCTGCGACGGGTTCGTCGTATCCGAGATACCAGTACTTGCCGTTGGCATCTTTCACGATGACGACAAGCTCGTTGACTGCGAGGGCGGCCATCTCTATCCTCTTGACGGTCTCCATACGGGTGAACAGGAGTACCAGGTCGGTGCTGACGTAGTTCACTCCGTTGGCAGGGTCGACGTTGAGGGTGGAGGTCATGCTGCCCGTCCCCTTCCTAAACGTATAGCGAAGGAAGTGTTTCCCGGTTGCAAGTGCGATGGTGCTGATCTGGCCGTCGGTGACGGTCTTGGAGGTCACATCGTCGTAATTGGCGATGTAGGCTTCCACGATACCGCCCATCGAGGTGGAGCAGTCACGCACAAGGCCGGAGAGGGTTACGCTGCAAGCCATAGGCTACCTCCGATTAGATGCCAGCGAGAACGATGTTGCCAGGGAAGGCTACCTGCACACCTGCGTTGAACTCAACTGCGATGCGGAACTCCCTGTTGTCCTGGGAATACCAGACCTCGAACTTCTCGGAGTCGTCCATGAGGTCGCAGCCGAAGAAGAAGTTGGAGAGCTGCCCAGCAACGATGTAATTGACACCGTCGAGGCCCTGGGTGGCCTGGAGCTTGACACGGCTTCCGGGGATGGTGATGGAATCGTAGTCCTGGCCCGGCTCGAAGTGGAACAGGTTAGCAGCGACCAGCTCCTGCTCATAGTCACGCAGGAAGGCGGTGCCGCACCAGATGACTGCATCCTCCTTGATGGTTCCGGCAGGCATGGCGAGCAATGCCCTCTTGACGGCTGCGATCTTGGTCTCACCGCTGACCGCTGCGCTGGTGATGACACCGCTGCCGCTTGCGGACAGGAGCTTGACGATACCGTCGAACTTGTTGAGGTTGGCGTTTGCGCTGGAGGTGTCTCCCTGCCAGACGGCTACCTCAAGGGCGTTTGCGATCCTGCGGGCGAGGTCACGCATGAGGTCCTCCTCAAAGGGGAGGTTCTTCTGCCCGGCAGCGATGCGGACCTGGTACTCGGCCCACTTGCCGAGCAGGGTCTTGTCGCAGATTGCCATGTTTATCTTGATCTGCCCGGTGGTCAGTACCCTCTGGGAAAGGGTGCTGGTTCCGGCCTCGTTCCATCCGCAGACGGCTCCGTTGCCGAATACGACATCGGAGGTGAGGATGTTGAGAGCTGCGCTGGACTTCACGCCAGCCATGAGGGTGAACAACCTCGGAGAAATGCTGCCGAGGATGGCTTCATTGAGAAGCAGGGGCCTGTTCTGGTCTACATAAGCAGGCAGTCCGGTAACAACGTAAGAATTTGCCATTTATTTGAGTTTTAAGACAGTTTCTGCGTAGAAATAGGCAAACCCCCACAAGTGTAAAGTTTGGCCGAAATTGCGACCTTGAAGGGCAAAAGAAAGGACGAAACCTCACGGCTTCGTCCAGTCCGAAAGACTATGAAAAAGGTATGGAACCTGGTATTACTTCCTTGCACCAGCGATGGCGGTGGCGTTGGCGACCTTCTTGTCCACGGGGATGGGGTTGATGACCCTCTTGAACTCCTCATGGGCAGGCTCGGCAGCAGGGGCCGACTTGATGGCCTCCACTTCCTTGACCAGCGCATCGTACTTGGCGTAGAGTTCGTTGACCTCCTTGCGGAGTTCCTCGATCGCATCGGGTGCGGTCTCCTCACCGGGAGTGTCGGGATTGGGAACGTCCTCGACGGGAACGTCTGCCATCTCCTCCTCCTGGGCCATTTCTTCCTCAACGGCTTCGGGTTCGGTCTCGGTTTCGGGAGCGACCTCTGCCGCAGGGTCGAGGATGTCCACGACCTTGCCTTCCTCAACACGGATGACCTTGCCGTCCTCGACGGTATAGTCACCGTCCTCCGGGCGTACCCTGCCGCCTTCCTCGTTGGTCATAAAGACTTCGTCTCCGATCTTGAGGTCCTCCTCGCCATCCCACTCAAGGATGCCCTTGTCCGTGGTAACCTGGCCAAATGCGACTGCCAATGCCTTTGCAAGTGCAGCCTTGAACTTTTCGATTTTGTTGTACATATTTTCAAAATTTGGGATAAACTTCCTAAAAAGGCCGCTGACGTGTTCCACCACGTCGTTGATCCAGCCACCGTCCTCCTCCGGCTCCAGGTCGAAGATGCCTTCCAGGGAGAAACCCTTGAACGTGCCGTCCTTGACCTGCGCCCATACCTCGTCGTTGAGGACGTGGAACTCGGCAAACAGGCTGCCGTCTGCGATGTCGTCGAAGCCAGCCGGGGCGATGCCCTTGTCGGTGTCCTTGATGAAGAATTGCACCATCTCCACCCCCTGCACCTCGCTGCCGTCAACGTGCATGAGGTTGACCTCGTTCTGCCTGCCTTCGGCCAGATACTTCTGCGCCATCTTGCGGATGGTGTCGGCCTTGAATATCATGTAGAACTTGTTGTCGGCAGGGCCGAGCCGCAGGATCGGGAAATCCGCACGCATCACCACACCGTACACAAGGCGTTTCTCCTCGTCCTCGATGCTGAACATCCGGACGGGTTTGGCTTCTGCGAACTTCATAAAGTCGGACTGCACGGCAGGTGCATCGACCAGCGAGATGCGGAGCATCCCCTCCTCATCTCCGTCCATCACGGCCTGGAAGACCGGAATGCCGTCTATTGTTACGATTGCCATAGCTATGGGGAAATATACTTTTGCGGAAAATTGTAAAGGGGTTTAGAAGGATGACTCGGCAAGCTGCACCCTGCGCTGGCCCTGTTTGACCTCCAGCTCGGAGGTAACCAGCACCACACGTTGGTCACGGGCCATGTAGTTGAGGCGGTCTTCCTCGCTTGCGCTTGTGATGGAACGTGTCGTGTTCATCGTCGTGGGGACGGACGGGGCCTGGACTGCCGGAACGGACACGGTGGCCGACGAGTCGGTGTTCGTGCGTTTAATCTGGGCGACGTTGGCCATGCCTGCTGCGGTGACCGTTGCCGCCTGTGCCGCTCCGAGGATGATGTTGCCCGGTGCAGGGATGCCGGACTCCACTCCGGAAACGTAGGCTGCAATCGCACCCTGCAAGGTCGTCATAATGGCTGCTGCCACCTTCATGGCCTTCGCACGTTTAAGCTGGGCGGCACTCGCCTTGTCGTCCGCTTCGTAGATGGCGGCAAGCGATCCGAGGACACCCGACACCGTGCTGACCATCCCTTCCAGCATCTGCTTGCGGTCTGCGGCATCCTGCTCCCGGAGGCGTTTCTTTTCACGCAGGGCGTTCTCCTCAATCTTGACCTCCAAGTCTGCGGCCTGCTGCTGGTACTCGAAGGCTGCGGTGAGGTCACCGTTCTGCACGGCTTCCTCGGAGAATTGCTTGAGCAGTTCCAGCCGCTTGCGGTTGCTTTCCAGCTGGATGGCATAGGCGTTGTCGGCCTTCTCCCTTTCGGATTCGGTCTCGATGTCGTTGAGGGCAAGGCGGTGTTCCGTATAGCTATCCAGTCCTTCCAGCAGGCGGTCTGCGGCAGCTGCTGCGTTCTTCATCACCTTGTCATCAGCCGCCAGGCCCTCGGATATGGCATCGGAGAGGTTGTCGGCCACTTCTTTGGCGAGGTTGTCAATCTCCTGGTCGATTTCTTCCAGCACGCCTTCAAGAAAGGACTTGCCGACCTCCCGGCCTGCCGTCTTGACCTCGGCCTTCTTGGATTTCGTCCCCTTAATGAGCGCATCCGTGAAGTCCTGCCCGGCCTGGAAGTTCTGCTTGAATGCCCAGCCTTGCTTGGCTTCGGTGGCGAAGGCTTTGGCTGCGTTACGGAATCCCTTGATGCCCTGCTCCTGGAACACCTTCACGGCTGCAATGATGCCACGGAAAGGTGCGAGGATGAACTCCGCAATGGCGTTGCCCACCCCTGCGATGCCCTTGATGACCTGCTGGATGAGTCCGCTTCCACCGATGAAGGCCGAGACCTTCTGGAAGATGTCAACGAGGTACGTCCCGACTTTCTCCAGCACGGCAGAAAGGAACTCGCCAAGCGGCTTGAACACCGCAAGGGCGGCATTGATCCCCTTCATGGCTTCCTCGTCATCCTTGAGGTTGTCCTTGAGCTTCATCGCAAGGTTGACGATCAGTCCCAGGACCGCAAGGAAGGGAGTCTTGGAAAGGGCCTCGAAGCCGTCCTTCACTCCGTTGAGACGGATGCCTGCGGCCTTGCCGAAGTTGTCCACGCCTTCCTTCATCCCCTTGAAGGCTTCCTTTACGGATTCGGTGTAATTACCGACGTTCCGCTGGAAGTTGCCCTGCAAGGCATCCATCGCCTTGAGCTGGTCGTTGATGCCCTTTATCTGCGCTCCGAGGTCGGCACGCCTGGCGGCATCGTTGGTCGCCCGGAACTCGTTCTTGAGGGCGGCCATCTGGTGGACGAGGGAGTTGTAGGACTGCGAGACACCGTTGGCCGACTTCTGCACGTCCTCCATACTGGCCGATGTGCCGTACATGGCATCCTTGACCGCATTCTGGTAGATTTGCAGCTCCTTCAGCGTTCCCTTGTATTCCTCCGTCCCCACTTCCAGGGAATCGAGGTTCTTCTTGAGGTCGGAGACCTTGTCCTTCAAGCCTCCGAGGGTGATTTGGCTTTCACCCGTCTCAAGGGTTAATATAACTTTCTGTTCGATTTCTGGCATATCTATTTACGCAATTATGTCGTCTCCTGTTCCCGTGTACGAATCGGTCACGGTGCTGCTGGTGATGGTGATGGTATAGTGGTCGATGGTCGGGAGTGTTCCCTGCCATTGTTCGGTATAGACCTCCTGCTCGGTGGAGATGGCAGCGACGATCTTGTCCTCCAGCTGCCACCCCTTCGTCAGCACCACGTTGTCGTTCCCGTCATATCCGACCAGGGTGGCATACGGGTTGGCCACGACATCGTCGTAGGTATTCGGGTTGCTGAAAGCGACACGGAACTTGGCATAGCATATCGGCCTGCCGAGCGAATCTGCGGACTGGTAGACACGGAGGGCCTCGATGTCGATGCCGTAGGCGACAACGGCTGCGGCTTCCTGCGTGTAGGTCACGATGGCGACCTGCGTGCTGCCACGGTAGAGGGTGACCTGGCCGTACCGTTCCGCTCCCGTGTTCTGGCCGAAGACCGTCACAAGTCTCTCGCCCTGGATGCTGGCCGAGGTGATGAATCCGGCCACCGAGGTGGTGAGGGTGGTAACGTCATAGCCGGATGCAGTCACTATCGGGGTGTTGTCCGTGGTCGCAGCAGCCTCAACGATGACACTTGACGGGGTGACCGTGGCACTTCCTGGCGTGACGTAGTTGATGGTGATGGTCTTGGTCGCCACGACCGCATTGTTGTAGTAGTTCGTGGCGGTAAGGGTCACCGTCTGCCCGGATGCTCCGGAGGTCAGCACGATGTCGCACGCACCGTCAGCGGTGTTGGCGAGGGATGCATAGCTGCTGCCCGTCAGCGACCAGATCACCTTGTTCTGCGTAGTGGTCGCAGGGTCGAAAGCCACCTCATAGTGGCTGGCGTTGGCCGAGTTCATTATGGTTGCATCTCCGACGATGGTCATGGCGTTGACAGGCACGTCCGAGGTGGAAGGGGCGTTCTGCGTTAACACGAAGGTCGTGCCTATTTCCCCAGCCGTACCCGTTCCCGTGACGGTGATGGTGGCCGTCCTCCTTGACGATGCGTTCTGCCCGAATGTGAGGCGCACACGGTACGGACTGCCGGAGGTGTCTACGGTGACACCCGTCACCCAGGTGGCGGTCGTGCTGGCATGGATGGACGAAGGCGACACTCCGGTCACCGTCAGCACGGACGAACCGCTCGTCGCAGCCGCCTTCGCAGTCACGTTGGTGGCAGACATACTGCTGGAGTTGGTGACGTTTATCGAGCAATAGCTCTCATACCCTCCGTCGTAGGTGGTGGCGTACACACGGCACGCACCCTTGCCAACACCCGTCACGACACCGTTCTGGTCGATGGTGGCGATGGTCGGGGCGGTCGTCCTCCAGGTCACGGCCTTGTTGGATGCGTTCTGCGGAGTGATGACCGCAGCCACGGTGGTGGTACTGCCTATGGCCAGCGAGAGCGAGGACGGACTGACCGTCACCCCGGTCACGGGGACGGTGGCATCAAGGACGGACACCGAGCAGGTGGCGTACACTCCGCTGCCGTCCGATGCGGTAGCACGCACGGAAGCCGTACCCTGGTCGATGGCGTAGACCGTGCCATCCTGCCCGACCTGCACCTTCGAGGTGTTGTTGCTCGACCAGACCACGTTCTTGTTGGTGGCGTTGGAAGGCAGCACGGTGGCGGTCAGCTTCTGGCTGCCACCCTTCGGGATGGAAAGGGATGACTTGTTGAGGGTGATGCTGGTCACGGAGACCTGCGAGTCCTGCGTTCCGAGCTGGTTTATCCAAAGGCTCGTCCTCGTCCCGGTCGTAGTGTCCTGGAAGTAGAACGGGGAGTTGTCAATCGTCCTCGTCCTTGTATTGGGATTGGCCGGGACGGAGAGGTACACGACGGCTGCACCCGTTCCACGGATGGTCACTCCGTCCACCGTTGCACTTCCGGAGGTTACGCCAGCTCCCGTGATACGGGAATAGCTATCCGGACCGTCGAAGTCCAGAATCCAGCCGTGGCCGTCGGGATCGGAGACGTTGTAAACGACATTCTGCGAAGGTTGCCCGATGGATGCACCCACGGGCGTGATTGCCGCCTGTGCGGACACCACCAGCAGGAAGTACTGGTTGGCGTTGGCTTCGGACATCGTGAACTGCCGTGTCTGCGGAACGTATCCGGAAGCGGTGACGGTCACGTCGACCGCAGCACCGTCTGCGATGTTCACCCCGGCAACGTAGGCGGTGGCCTGCCCGTTCACGGTCATGGAGATGACGGGCGATGCCTCCGGAGGGTCGACGGTGATGTAGAGCTGGCGTTGTCCTGCCGTCAGTTCGATGGTAACGGTGGTGGTCTCGTCCTCCCTTATCGTAATGACCTCCGATGCGGTGGAATAGCCGTCCAGGGAGACCTCGACGAGATGCTGCCCGGTGCGGATGTTGAACGTCCCGTGGCCTCCCGACAGGGTGACGGTTGAGCCATCTATCAGCACGTTTGCGCTGGAAGGCGAGACGGTGAGGTCAAGAGTACCCCTCGTCTGCACGCCACCGAAGTCCTGGCCGGAGAGGTAGTTGGCCACGTCCTGTACCTTGACGAACTCGCATTGCACGGGATCGTCCGTGGTGACGGAATAGTTGATCACCCGATTCAGCGACCACACCGAGCCGTCGAAGAAGTAGAACTTGCGGAGGCTCTCGGCTCCCACCTGGATGCCTGCCATGTTCACCCAAGCCGTGACGACACGGGTGTTGATGTCGTACCTGTCACGGAAGTAAGCACGCCACATCTTCTCATAGGCCGTGACGTTCTCCTTGCCGGGGAAGTAGTCCATGTGCGGGGAGTTGAGTTCCTGCACCCGTCCGAAGTCCAGGGAGGTCAGCACACCCTCGCCCATGTACTCGGCCACATACGGGGCGGTCGATATGAGCTTGTAGATGGCCGATGTCTTGTACCTTGCAAAGACCGGGACGATGAGTCCTTCCCCTTCGTCCATCCTCCAGCAAGGCGTTCCGTCGTTGAGCGACATCATTTCCGGCAGGTCGTCGGTTATGTGGAAGCGGTCGTATTGGCGCATCCCGACACGGAAAAGCAGCACGCCCGATCCGTCCACGGGTTTGCCGTCGGTGTCGTGGCATTGCAGCTTCCAGGCGGTCAGCCAGTCGTAGCCTTGCACGTCGTCGAAGGACGGGCTGCCCCAATACTCGATGGACGGGGACGACACGACCGGGACCTCATAGTCCGAGGTGTCCCCTGCCGCATTGACGTAGGTGAGCTTGTTGCCTGCATCCAGGAGCTGGCTGGATACGGGATGGCCTCCGGCCTCGACATCGTTGAAGTAGCGGCTATTCTCCACCGCCTGCGCTCCGCTGCGGAACACGACCGACTCCATGATGTCCTTGCTCTCGGAGTTGAAGTCGTACCCTGTGCCAATGCGCTGCTCTCCGTACTGCTGGCCGTACACGTCGGTATAATACTGCTCGAAGCCTCCACCGATGGACGGGGAGGTCATGTCCAGCCACTTGGTATCGAAGGCGATGGGGGCGATGGAGATCTCCCTGCCACGGTCGATGCGCTGCTGGAGGTCGATGGTCTCCTGCCGGAAGTACTCGTTCCGTGACATGAGGGTGACGGCCTTCGATACGTTGTCGTAATGCAGGTAGAGGCCGAGGGACTTGACGATGCCGAGCAGGAAGTCCGCAGGCGTGTAGTCCGTGGAGAGCAGCATGGCCTTGCTGATGGCCGCACCGCTCCGGACGGATTCGGGTGTCTTGTAGGATGCCGTGCTTCCTGCGCTGCCCGATGAGAGCCGCATGGCGGTATAGGTGTACTCGGTGCTGCCGTTGTAGACGAACATGGCATTGGAGCCGAGGGCGTGGCTGCGCCAGGTCTTGCGGTAGATCGCACCGAAGTGGATGGTCTTGCGGAAGTGGTAAGGGTGAATCCAGATGCGGTAAGATGCCGCATTGTAGCAGGACACCGTGAGGTTGAGGTCGTTGGCGAGCTGGTAGCTGCCGCTGCCACCGATGAGGACGGACTCCACGAAGGAATACTCGGCTGGCACCTGGGGCGTGTATCCGCAGGCATCCGCACGCACCTTGCCGTCCTTGTCGAACTGGCCGTAGTCCTCGGATGCACCCACGCAGATGACCTTCGATGCAGCGAGCTTGCGGTCCTGCGAATCGTAGGCCACCAGCTGGGCGAAGAAGCCGGAGAAGTCGTACCGTTCCGTCGTGCCGTCAATGCTGCGTGAATAGGCTGACTTGACGAACTGGAGAGGCGTGGCGGTCGCTCCCGTCACCGTAGCACCGAAGGCGATGTTCAGCGATACGTCCACCTTGCTGCCCACCTGGAGCGACGTGCCGATGCTCACGGGCGAGGAGAACGAATCGTTGTGCGTGGTGCCGTCTACGGAGAGGACGATCGTCTGCTGGACGTTCTTGTAGCTATCCAGGGACGGGAGCAACGGCAGGGTCACCCACATACCGTCGTAGTCGCTATCGTCCAGGACGGAGGCATCGAAGGCATAGCCACCGTTGTTGGTCGGCTTGGCTATGGCATTGAGGACGGCCTTGACCGACACCACCGGACGTTGCAGGTAGCTGCGGAGGTCCTTCGTCTCCCACTCGGTCATATTCCTCGTCATGGTCAGCAGCGACCAGCCGTTGAGTGTGCCGTAGGTCGCATCCTCCGGGTGCGTGGCAGGCAGTCCCTGCTCGGTCGGCTTGATGAGTCCCTTGTCCGCTCCGAAGCGGTCGGGATAGCCGTTGTAGCACGGTGCGAAGTTGATGACATCCCAGATCTCGTTCACGCCTTCCGGGTTGGCGATGAGCCTGTCCCATGCGGCCTGCACGGTAGCGGCTTCGATGGTGAAGTCCAGCTCCCGGTCGGGGTTGCCGGTGCCGAGGTAGTCCAGGCTGGCGAGGCTTTTCTGGTTGCCCTCGGAATCGAAACTCAACCCGTATAAAAACGAGCCGAGGCCACCGTAGAGGGTGACGGAATACTGGATGTCCACACCGTGGCGGGTGATGGTGTCCAGCTTGACGTAGCCGCTTTCCAGAAGGTTGCCCGTTCCGTCGAATAGCTGGAATCCCGTCTTCCGGGAAGGGTCGAAATCCGTCCCGGTCGTGCCACCGAACCGCTGGTCACGGTCAAGCCGCCAGATATGTCCGAAGATGTCGTTGTTCGTGGGTGTCCCCTTGAGTGTCACCTGCTGGGTGTAGGAGTTCTTGACCACGGTCGGGTTGGTCAGTTCCTCAAGGGTGTAGTTGAACAGGATCAGGTCGCCTTCCGAGAGGTCGGCCTCCTGCCCTCCGATGTATAGCCTTACTTGTCTTTTCATTACTTGCGGAGTCGGTCTGCTGCGAGTTCAACGGTGATGGTATAGTCGACGAGCCTGCGGCCCTGGTTGGCATACGTCTTGACCTCGGTCTCGGTGTCTGCCACCACGACGGGCAGCATCGTTCCTGTCGTCACGTCTTCCAGATATACGAGGACGGATTCGGTGAGTTCGGTCATCCTGCCGGACTGGTCGTCGGTAAGCCAGCCGGAGTGCAGCTCCCAGCGACGGGTGGTGTCGTTGAGGTAGTTGACACGGCCACGGCCTATGGGCAGGGCGTTGTCGTAGCTCCTGCGGTGTTCGTACCTGGTGATGGAATCCACCTGCTTGCCACCTCCACGGATGAGCAGGCTATCCCACCCACCGTAGGCGTTGACGTAGTGCAGCACCCATGTGCGGCAGCTGCCGTCCACCGTCCAGGTCTTGCCACCGACGGACACGGCTGCGAGGTCGGCCACGGTGGAGAGGTCTACCGTGTACGTCCCCTCCCCGATGATGCCGACGGATGCCTGGGTGGTCGTGCCGTTCTTCTTCGTGAACGTGACCTTCTGCCCGGAGGTGAACACTCCCGTGACTGCGAAGGTCTGCCGCCCGTCCAGCAGGGCGTTGATGGGGTCGGAGAGGATGAAGGCCGAGCCGTAGGTCCTGGTGGGGTCATAGCTCCAGTCTGCGATGAACGAGAGCTGCTGGGTGACTCCGTTCCCGGCCACGGTCACTCCGGCAAGGAAGGCCGAGTAGTCGGTCATCGGGTCTTGCAGGGTGAGCAGGTTACGGGAGAGCAGGTCGGCCACGATGTCGTTCACCCGGACGGTGAGGTTGTCCTCGTCGGGACGACGTACCGCCCTGCCGGAATAGAGGACGGACAGGTCGGAGTCAAGGGTGAGGGTGAAGGCTGCGGAGTCTACCGCTCCGAGGTCAACGTAGGTGTCTTTCCAAACGGGAATGTATGGCATGGATATTTCGTTTACGGGGAAATATCCTTTTGCCGTTAAGTGGATTTAGCGAGGTCCCGGTAGTTGAATCCGCTGAAAAGGAGCGGCACGAATGCGGCCACGTCCTTCGTCACCGCCTCGGCTATCTTCTGGCCGTACTTGATGTTCAGTTCCTCAACGGTACGGGTCAAGGCAGGGAAAGGTTCGATGCCCTTCATGGCAATCTTTCTGCCTATGAGGTAGGTCAGCTGGTCGGGTGTGGGGATGCGCCCGTCCTTGCCCGGCCTGGGAATCACGGGTTTGATGTCTATCCAGGAGCGGATGACGGAAGGCGGTGGCCAATGTGCAGGATAGACCGCACCGAAAGGAGTGGACTCACGTCCCTGCGCCCCACCTTCGACGTACTTCCAGTAACTGGCGAGGTCAAGGGTGACTTCGTACTTGCTGCCGTTGACCTGCAACCCCCACTTGACGGAGTTCAGCAGGTCACCGCTGGCATTCTTCGTGCCGTAGGGTGGCCGTCCTGCCGTGAGCTTGGCCTTGTAGAGTTCCTGGGCCTCCTGGCCGTACTCCTCCAGCACCTTGATGAGATTCTCGAATTTTAGTGTGTCCGCTGCCATTGTTCTATGTCCTTTTGTTCCTTCGCTATCTTGTCGTTCCTATACGATAGGATGTTGAGAAATTCCGTCACGGCCATATCCCAGACCTCATTCCAGCTGCATCGGCAGGTCTCGGATACCGCATCAATGTTGCGAATCCATCCCCAACGTGCTGCAAACTCGTCTTGGCCTCCGCTATCTGGTCCTGCATCGCCTTCCTCGTCTCCCGGTCCTTGATCTTCCTCGCCTGCCACCCCGAAAAGGTTAGGATAGCCAGCGCATAGGTCCGACACTTCCCGAAAAAAAAAGCACGCAGGTCTTGCGCCAGGATGACGGAGAGGTTGTCCCGTACCGCTGCCTGCACGTCCATGATGTCGTAGTCGTCGTTGTACCTGTGGCCCTTCGGGACGAGGAAGGTGGCCAGCAGCTCCACGTCACGGCCTTCCTGCTGCACGAATGTCTGGAAGTCGATGAACTGGGCGGTGGTCATCTTGCGGATGTCCGTCACGGGCAGCAGGGTGAGGCTGCCGAGTCGGTATTCCTTCATCACCCGTTCCTGCGGCTGCGGCAGTTCGTCACCCAGGAAGGCAGTCTTGGCTGCGAGTGCCGAGTATTCCGGAACGGGCAGGTTGTAAAGGTCGTCCTCCGGTATATCCGAGAGGATGGACACCATCTGCACCTGGCGGTCGATGTCCGGCAGGGCCGGGTCGATGGCGCATAACTCCAGGTATTTGCCGAGCGGCAGCTTTGCGTAATTGTCTATCATAATCGGTTTGTATTGAATCCAATGGTGTATGCCCCGGTGCTGCGTTTGCCGAACTTCGACCAGATGGCGTAACGCATCGCATCGAGGGCGTGGTTGTATATGTCTATCGGATAGTTGACGGAGTTGCCGTCCTTGTCCTTGTCCCAGGTGTAGTTCCGCAGTTCCTTGATGAGATTGACCGAGGACTTGGTGACCTTTATCTGCCAGCCTTGCATCCATTGCAGCTGGAAGGCGAGCTTCTGGCTGCGGACGGGTGCTTCCTTGTCGGAGGGCAGCACCTTCAACCCTGCCGTGCGGATCTCGGCTATCGACTTGGGTTCGGCACAATCTGCGAATATCTCCACGGCTGGGCCGATGCCTTCCGAGGTCAGCAGGGTTGCGATGTCCGCATTCATCATGCGTGTACGGTAGCACTTCTCGTCAACGTACACGACCTTGCGGCCCGTGTCCACCAGGCAGCGCACGATGGCGGTGGGGTCGTTGGTGAAGCCGAAGTCCATGCCCCAGACCTCCTTCAGTCCTGCATCGTCGGGCATCCGGTCAATCTGCTCGAAGGTGTAGATCAGTCCTTCCAGGGTGCCGACCTTCCCCTCCCCGTACACCTGCCACCAGTTGCGGTCGTGGCGGTTGGATTCAATCTCGGCCACCTGTTCCGGTGTGAGGAACGGGTTGTCCTTGTAGGTTGAATGGATGGTGATGCACTCCGGTCTGGGTTCGATCAATTCATTCGCCCAGAACGAGTGTGTCGGGTTGTAGTCCATTATGATTAGGCCCCTGGTACGCACGAATAACTGGCGTGCGGTGTCGTAGGGTATGTTCTGCACCTCATTGAGAAACAGGCGGTCACGGGCAGGGCCGTGTACCTTTGCCGGACTATCTGCGGAAAAGAACTCAATGATTGATCCGTTGGGAAGGGCATACACGGAGTCGCCCTTGCTCCAGAGTGAATCGTCCCAGGCTCCCAGATTGACCAAGATCGTCTGGAAGTCACGGATTGCCCCACGTTTGAGGTGAGGAAACGTCTCGGACACGACGGACGTGATGGTGTTCGGGGTTATGGCTGCGACCTTGTAAAGATATTCAAGACAGGCGTAGGTCTTGCCGGAACGTGTACCACCGCAAGACGACACGAAACGGGCAGTCTTTCCAGCTGCCTTCCTTGTCCTGTAATATACCGAGGTCTCACTCATTTGTATTATCCGGATTCGCCCACCGTTTGAGATCTTCCATTTCATCCTGGGACACGACCAATGGTGCAATCCCCTTGTGGTTTATCGTCTGCTCGTCGTAACCTGCCGCCTTCATCACGGCTGCGAAGGCTTTGGTGTCACCCGTCTTGAGTGCCTTCTCAATCTGCCGCAGCAGCATAGCGGTCTCGTTGTCCATGTCGTCGGGATCGTGTCCGGCCTTGCGGAGTGCCTTCTTGACATCTTCATCCTTCAACCCTTCGGCCAGGATTAGCCGGGCCAGTTCCTTGCCGTGCTTGCGTTCCCTCTGCTGCTGACCTCTCGCCAGGCCACCTGCCGTTTGTATCGCCTTTGCTGCTTCTTTGCTCCGACGGTTCAATGGTATTAGGTTTTGTTCATTTGCCATGATTGTTTCAATTTAGTTTCGTAGCTTCTTTTCCGGTCAGTTTCTCCCACCGAGCAATTATTACGTCGCAGAAATGTGGGTCAAGTTCCATCATGCAACACTTACGTCCGGTCTGCTCTGCTGCGATCAATGTCGTACCCGAACCTCCAAAGGAGTCGAGAATCAAATCACCTTCCTTGCTCCCATCTAAAATGCAATTAACGACCAGCTCGACTGGCTTCATCGTGGGGTGCAGGTCGCACTTGCGTGGTTTTGGAATATCCCAGACCGATGTCCGGAAGTTTCCCTTGCGATAATTGTGGTGCGACTTTGTCCAGGTGTACATGATCGCTTCGTGCTTATAGTCGTAGTCCAAACGGCCAAGCGAGAATGTCGCTGCATCCTTGTTCCAGACGATCTGGTGTCGGACACGGAGACCTGCATCCTGCATCATCATCATCATCAGGCCAAAGTCTCCTCCTGGGGGAGATGCGACAAAATAGCTCGCATCGTCCTTGCAGTTCTCCCGGACGTTGGACATGGCCTTCGTCAAGACCTTGTAAAGTTCCGGGACGGCAAGAGTATCGTTCTCAATGTTTTTGGTACACCGTCCAGAAGGCTGGACGGTGTTTAACATTTTGTTTTTGTCGCCTATCGCAACCCCGTATGGAGGATCGGTGAATACCATGTCAGCCTTCGCCCCCCCCATTAAACGTTTTACAGTTTCCAGGTCGGTGGAGTCGCCGCACATAAGGCGATGGTCGCCAAGTTGCCAGATGTCACCCTTCTGGCACCGGACGTGGATCTCGTCCTGTTCCTCGTCGAAGTCGTCCTCGGAGACTCCCGGTTCCTCTTGCGTTTCCGTTTCCCAGGAAGGGACACCCCAATCGGCCAGGGGCAGGTCGTCCCACTCATTGGCCAGCACGTCGTAGTCCCACTCGCCAAAGGAGCCGTTGTCCTTGATGACGATCTCCTTCTGCTTGTCGATGGACGTGTCGTCGGGCAGGACGTACACGGGTGCTTCCTTCCGTCCCAGGTGTTTGAGTGCAGCCAGACGGAGGTTGCCGCCCAGCACGATGTACTTGCCGTCGTGCGGCATGACGATGAGCGGACGGGCATCCAGCAGTTCGGGTGTCTCCTCTATGCTCTTGGCGAGGCGTTCCACGTCGGCCTTCTTCCATTGGCGTGGATTGGCGGGCAGTCCGGCTATCTGGCCGGAGTTCTGCGAGAGTTGTGTTATCTTGAGTTCCATCATTGTGTTCTTTTAAGGCCGGGTGGAAGGATTTGTAACCGCTTGCAACCCCGATTTAATTTCACAACTAAACATCCCGGCCTTTGGTTTTACTTGCTTGTCTTGACTTTGACCGACCTCTTGGCCGTGGCCTTGACCTTCGCCACCTGCACCCGTGCCTCGGATTCCTTCTGGGTGAAGTAAGCCTTGCCCACCCTGGACATGAGGTGCAGCACGCAGCTGCCGCAGTTGGCGTTGTGTTCCAGGCTCTCCCCGGACACCTCCTGCCAAAGCTGGTACACGGTTTCGTAGTCTTGTTTCTGCATTGCCCGGCACCATTGCGCCCGGTAAGCCGTGCCGAGGCGGTCCTCATAGCCGGAGAGGACGGTCATTTGTTCTTTCGTGAATCGTATCATTTGTTTATTCGTTTATAAATCGCATCCAACGTCGCAAGGACCGCATCCTTTATCAAAGTGGTAGTCGTGGCCATCGTGTCGGCAAAAAGGGCGCACAGGGCGCAGAATGCCACCGTGACGAAGGACAACTCCCCTGCTATGAGGGTGACTGCGAGTGTCGTCCAGAAGGTCATGCAGAGCGAGCAGTCAAACGGCTTGCACCGCAGGTTGGACGGGTCGACGTGCAGCCACCGTCCGAGTGCGGCCTTCCAGCTCTGCGTGAAGCCGGAGAGGTCAACCACGAACACGACCAGCCAGGCCGTCAGCAATATCTCAACGTAGATGTTCATATTCTTCAAGTATTCGTTGTCTTATCCGCAGGCACTCCTTGCGGACGGTCATGTGGGAGAGTCCGAGCATTGCGCCCAGCTTCCGGTAGGACTGGCAGTCCGCATACAGGAGGATGATCGTGCGGTCCACCGTCGGCAGCTTCGTCTCGATGATCTCCTTGAGCCGTGCCACCCTCTCGTCGTCCTTCGTCATTATGTCCGGGACGTATCGGTACTCCTGGCGTATCGCCTTGAATTTGTTCACTATCTCATTCATCTGCGATGTCCATATAGTCTTCGATAGGCACCTGCTTCCGCTGGCGTTTCCGGTAAAGGGCGTAGAACGGGGACTTGACGGACTGGTACTGGTTCATCAGTATCCGTGCGATAAAGAAGTTGATCTCGTCCCGTTCCCACAAGTCCACGATCTTCGCCTCGTCGAAGGTCAGCAGGGTGAGATACACCATTTGGCAGAGGTCTTGCAGGTCTGCGGTGATGGGTGTCTTGGCGATGTTGCGAAGCATCGTCTCCACACGTTGTTCCCGTGCAAGCTGCTCGACTATCTCCCTGCGTGTCATCCTTCATGGAAATATACTTTTACGGCATTGCGGAAGTCAATCTCGCTCCGGCACACGACATAGCGGTAGCCTTGCGCTTCCACTTCCTGCTGCCACTCCTTCTGGCTCTCCGACTGACGGCCCGTGCGTGTCTTCATCTCGATGCAAAGCCCGTGGTAGCCGCCACGAGGCACCAGGAGAAGGAGGTCAGACACTCCAGGCACCACGCCTTCGGCCTTGAGGATTGCACCCGTCACGGCGTTCCTTGCTCCACCATTTGGGATGGCAAAAAGGAGCCGTGTGAGGTGTTGGTACGTTTCCCGGAACCACCGGACACAAGCTATCTGCGTGTTTGATTCGACGTGTCGCATATCCTATTGTATTCCTGTAAAATCTTCTCCGGGTCATCGTTCCAGAAGGATAAATCCAAGATGGTCTTGATGTCCTCCACGGTGAGGGCGAGGTCTTTCTCGGCTTGTTCATAGCCTTGACGAAAACCAGTTCTTTCTGGATAATCATATGGATAGGCTTCCAAAGCTCGTTGCTCTGCTCTTGTCATTTCTCCATTCCTCCTTCTACAAATTGTCAGTTCATTCTTCTCGCAGTAGTGATAGCCAGATGTCTGGTATAGCCTGTCTGCCTTTACCCACTTCCAGAATGGGCAGCCTTTACATTTGCTCATAGTGAATTGTCTCAATTACTTTGACATAGTATTTCCCATCGAAGGAATCTTGTGCTATCTCAAAGTCGATGTCAATACCATCCCAGTCATCGGTGATTAGTTCGATGTCTCCGGAGGACGATTGCATCGCCAAGGCTTGTGCTTTTCTGAGTAAATCATTTAGAGTCATAACTTAAACTATTTCATATTTCCAATAATATCCACCTGCGGATTTTCTTTTCCCACGACAAACGTGTGAGATATTTCTTATTCCTGTTTCCCTTTCCGCTTCGTTTAATCCACGGAAACGTGCAAGCTCATTCCCGTTTTTATCACATTGAATTACAGGTCTACCCCTGTCACATAAAGCTGCTTGTATTTGCCTTTCTTTTGCTATCGGGAATGAACAATTTTCTTGAAAAGTACACCATCGAAGATTATCAACACGGTTATTATCCCTTGTCCCATCAATATGGTCAACATAATCTTTGCCTTTAACTCTTGGCAAAAAAGCGTCTGCCACAAGTCTATGTGTTAATCTTCGGGTATGGTTGCCGTCTGGGTCTCGCAAATTAACCCCGTAATACCCTGTTGTTTTTTGCTGAGGGACTACTTTGTGAGTAGAAATGCGGTATACGGTCCCACAGTTACCAATCATATAAT